GTGAGCGCGCCGTCCGTTGCGTGCTCCCTCGTCCTAGCCGCAGCGCCGTCAATGGTGCTACCGGGGCCAGCCAGCACCCCGGTCGTCACGTGCTCAGGTGCCGCCTCAGTCCACGCCCCGATCAGCTGGTCGTTCGCGCCGTTGACGCTGATCGTGAGCGTCTGGTTGCCGTGGCTCGCGGCGCGGGTCGCGCTGAGCACGCCCACTAGGCGGTCGCCTGCGTTCGTCGTGATCGGCGAACCGACGTTCACCGTGAACGACTTCAGGCCCGTGCCGCTCAGCGTGCCCGAAGTGCCGAGCGTTTGCAGCAGCGTCCCCGCCGAGTTCACCCGCATCAACGCCAGCGTGTACGTGATGTCCGCGCCGGTAGCATCGATGTCGTCCGACAGCGTGTAGTCGCCCGCCGGCCACTGGGTTAGGTTCGGAACGTTCGGCTCGGTGTACCACGCAGCCTTTCCCGAGCCACCACCAGTAAGCGTGATGTCGAGGCTCGTGCCGCCTTCAGCAGCGGCGAGCGCTTTCTTGTTGTGGACCGCGCCGATGATGGTGGTCAGGTCCGAGTTGGTGTCGGTAAGAACGAAGGGCGTCGTCACAGGCCCACGCTCCGCGCCACGTCGTCGCTAACCCACTGCCCGCGCCGCGTCACTTTGAACTCCGGCAGTTCCGCATTCGGCATGTACGGCGTGCGCTCCTGCCTGCCGTTCGGCCCGAACGTCCACGCCATGCCACGCCCGAAGTAGGGGTCGGTCTCGTCGTCCGTCTTCCACACGCCAACGCGCGTGCGCTCGCGCTCGACCATCACGCCGTAGTGATCCCAGCCGGAAAAGGTGACTCCATCTAGGACCACTTTCAGCACGCCGCGGCAGGGGGACACGTCGAACTGGCCCACGTCTCCCTCCCACGTCGTGAGGTCCGCGTAGAGGATGCGCAGGCTATGCCGAAAGCGCGGGCATGTCGGGCCAATGGCGGTTTCCTTTGGCGCTGTTCGCCGCGCCGGGAATGACTTGCAGGTTGTGCTCGACGTGGAGGCCGCAGACGATGCGCGACTTCAGCGGGACGATGTGGTCAACGTGCCACTTCCCGCCGCACACCCTCTCGCGCAGCTTCGCCAAGTGGTACGCCTCAGCGATGAAAAACTTGTTGGCCCACGCTGGAGTGGCGCGCAGTTGGGCCGCGCGATACTTCGCTGCTAGTGCCGCGGCCTTGTCGGGATTGGCTTTGCCCCAAGCGGCATGAGAAGCGTAATTCTTCCCAGGATTCGCCTGGCGCCATGCGCGAGCTTTTGCATTGTGACGTTCCCGGTTAGCCTTGGCCCACGCACACGCTCTGGCACTGTTCTTCTTGCTGTTTGCGCGCGCATACTCGCGATGCTTCTCTCGTATGCGTTCCTTGTTGGCCTGATAATACGACGCGCTGCTCATGCAGACAAAGCCGTGTAAGTCAACGAACTGCAACTCACAGTATCGCCGCTTGCGACAGTGAGTCCATTGCTCATATCGATGTCAGACCCGCTCGCCGCCACTTCGCAAGTGATCGCCACCACGTCGCCGCTTGTCTGCAGAGTCGCGTGGGAGACCGGGCTCGCGTTGCCGGCCGCGTTCGTGTCGCTCGCAATCGCGCCCGCCGTAGCAGTGCCGGACGAGGAGGCGCCGAACGCTGGCGTCGCGCACGTCAGCGTGGCCGCAATCGCCCCTGCCGCCGAGATGCGAAAGCACAGCTTGCTCCCTGCGCCGTCGAGTTGGTCTACTACCGCGTTCGTCGCGGCGTCCCTACTTGCTGTCGAGTGCGTTACCGCCATCTCCGCTCTCCTTTATTGGGTTCAGTTCTTTGACTATGCGCTGCGCCTTCACCGCGTCATCGCCTTCGACCACGCTAGTCAGGTGATACGTTTCCTCTTTTCCAGTCGCCTTGCGCTTGACCGTTATGGTCATGCCGAGTTCGCCACGTTGACCAGTCAAATTGCTCATGCTCCATCCTTGGGTTTTGGGACGCGGCGAGCCCCTATCAGCATGCCGCGATCGTCGTAAATGGGCTCAACCGGGCTCGCAAGCAGAAGTTCCAACTCCTCCATTCTCTGTATAACTCTGTCATGCGAGCGCTCGATGTGATTCGCTGCAGAAATCACCGTATTCATCGCGGCGGTCGGCGCAGGCGCGCTCGAATCCATGAGCTTTCGTACGAAAGCATCGGCCAATGCTGCGGCTACTTCGGCATCCTCATCGACCTCGTCGTCGTTCGACGAGGCGGGCGGAGCGACCGGCTCGGGCTTGGGCTTCGTGCCGAACGGGTCTTCCTGCGCGTCGCGCTTGGCGAGAGCCTCAAGGGAGAAGTTCTGCTGCTGGAGATAGGGGTATTTCCCGCCCGGCACCGGAGGAAGATTCAGCCTCGCGCGCGCCTCGTCCGGCGCCCGGATGCCAGACTTCACGCCCTCGGCGAGCATCGTGATTTGGGCCATCTGGTCCATGCGCAACAGGCCCGAAAGGTCGAACTCGGTGTAACGCTTCGTCGGCAACTCCAAGCCGAAGTCGAGCACGGCTTCAGCGGATTCAAGCAGCGCCTGCAGGCAGTCCGAGTAGTAGGCCTGATTCAGAGCGTCGATCGAGCTCCCGGCAGGCACGGGCCCGCCAACCTTGTAGAGCGGAACATGGAAGGTCCGCGCCACGTCCTCGACGGTCCAGCGCAACTGCTCGATCAGCTGCGCCTGCTCGGCCGGGATCGTCATCGCCTCGTACTTGAGCCCCATCCCCCCAACCATCGTGCGCCCGACGTTCTTTCCGCTGAAGTTCTCCTCGAACTGCTTTTTGAGGCGGGCCGCGGTCTCGTCGTCGATCTTTCCGGGCGCAGTGAGTACGCCCGAGGGGCGGCTCATGTTGTCGAAGAACGTCGTGCTGTTCGACTGAATACGACGACCTTGCGTGGCCGAGATACCGGCGGCGTAGATCGGCGAGACGCCCACCAGCGGATGAAACAGGCACACCATGCTGTCGTGAAACATTTCGCGTGCCGGCACGATCACCTTCTCGGCAACGCGCGACAGATTGTCGGGATCGAGCTCGTAGTAGACATCCCCGCCCTCGGTCACTAGAGGCTTGACGCGCCGCGGATTCAGCACGTAGGCCGACGACACCAGACGGCGCTGCGGTTCGCGTTCCTTCAAAACGTAGGCGTTGCCGTAGAGCAGCTTCGAGACAATCCACTGCTCGATGAACTTCTGCCAGGTCTGATAGTGGTTCGGGCGCCGGAAGAACGCGAGGAAAGGGGATTCCTCGACCTCGCGGCCGATACCGTTCATGGCTTCTTCCATGAGGCGCACGCGCAACTTGGCGATGTCCTGCGCGATGGCCGTCACGCAGGCGAACACCGCCGAGAAGGCCAGAATGTCGCGGCTCGCGTCGATGGCCACGTTCTGCTGGAAAGCTCCACCCCAAGGCTCGCCCACCAGCGGGAACCAGCCGCCGCTCGAATGCCCGATGGATTCGAGCGTTTGCGCCTTGACCCTGGTGATTTGCAGACCGAACAGCCTCATTTATCGGCCCCGCTGGCGGCGGCGCGCGGGCGGTTCCGAGCGCATCTCGCACGTGGCGTATTCCTGCTCGGCCCGACGCGCTCGGCCCAGTCCTTCGAGGATCGAGACGAAGCGCTCCTCGCAATCGAACTGCTCGCCTTTGGACAGAACACGGCCTGCGTACTGGTGGCCGTCCGTGATCGCTGTCATCTTGACCATGTGCTCTCCAAAGCAGGCGGGAGCCGAACGCGGCCCCCGCCCGTGGTTCTACAGCGCCGCCTTTAGGCGACGTAGGCCGCGTGCCCGATGTAGGCGACCGCGGTGCTGCGCTTTTTCTTCCAGTTCACGAACCGCGTGGCCCGGACAGCGACCGACTTGGACTGGAACATCGAGACGAGCGACGTGGTGCCCGCCGTGCCGGCGGCTGCATCGCCCGTCGGCACATCGCTCATTTCGACCGAGGCCTCGCGGCTCGCATCGATCTCCAGACCGCCCTCAGCGATCATAATGTCGGATTGCTTCGCGAGGATGATCATGCGGCCCGAATCCGGGCTGCCCGCCACGTTCGCGGAATTCGACACCACGACCGGCAAGCCAGCGAAGGTTCCGCCGTTGATCGTGAGCCCCGGGAACTCGTTTTGCCCCAGCGCGTTCTGCATCATGCTGATGGCGAGAGCCTGCCCCGTGTCCATGATCCAGGTTGCCGTGGTCGGGTCATCGTTGACGTTGATGAAGCTCCTGAACAACGTCTGGATGTCGGCCCGCAGCGTCGCAAGCGTGGTCCCGGTCGGCGTCAGGTCCGTCACGCCGTTCGTGATCGACGCCGGCGAGACGTTCGACACAGCGGCCACGGTCGGGTCGAGGAACTGACGGTCGAGGAACTCCGTGATCGAACCCAGGAGGTCATCGCGCACCTTCATCTCGGCCGAGGGATCGGACGAGCGCACCAGTTCCTCGGTCAGCACGACAAGGCCGGCGGCCTTGGCAATGCCCAGCGTCACCTCGATGGCGTTCATCTTGGAGACCGGGATCGCCTTGCCCTGACCGACCCAGTAGGAGGTCGAGCCGCTATCGGCCCCCGACACGCGGACGTTGAACGGAACGCGGCGAAGACCGCCGAGTTTGCCGATCACCGTCATCGGCCGCAGCAGGTCGATGAACTCGCCCACCAGGTTCTGGTTGTACACCCACTCCGAGGCCCAGCCCGAGGTCGTGGTATCACCGCCCTCGATCGCCGTCATCTGGATGTGCTGCGCGACCTCCGGGCTCTGCGTCTGCCAGTCCCGCTGCGCCTTGGCGTAGAGCAAGGCAAGTTGCGGATTGCCCTGGCCCATGATCATCGACTTCACGACGCGCGCGTAGGCGATGCCCTTGGGCAGATTCGACTGCACCTTGATCGGGCCGGTGCCGCGCAGTTCCGCACCGCGCGTCACATCGTCCGTGCGTTCCACGGTCGAGCGAACGGGCTTGGCCGTCGCAACGGCTTGGGTTTCCATGAGGCGCAGGTCGATCAGCTCGTCATCGACCGACTTGATCTCACCCGAGAGCGTGGTGAACTCCTCGCGCTCGGCTTCGTCTTTCGTGCGGCCTTCTTCGATGGCTTTCGACTGGATTTCCTCGCGGCGAGCCGCGGATGCCGCGCGCTTCGCTTCCAGCGCGGCAATCTGTTCTGCAATGGTTTTCATGTCGCTTCCTTTCCGGTTGGGGGGCTTGCTTCCCGTATCGCCGGGGGATGCGCTCAGGCGCACAACCGAGAACTGACGATTGCCGGTCGCGGCGATCAGTTCCCGTGCAGCCTGGGCGTTGATGTCTTTTCCTTGCAGCGAAATCGTTGTGGTCTGCGCGGCCTTCGCTTTCTTCTTCTCGGCCGGAACCATGACGTCGGCGAAGCCTTGGGCGACCGCATCCTTGCCGGTCATCCAGGTCTCGGCTCTCATCATGTCGAGGACTTCATCCTCGGTCTTGCCGCTTCGCGCGGCGTACACGGCCGCCACGGACTTATCCATCTGGTCGAGGAGATCGGCGAATTCGCGCATGTCTTCCTGGTTGCCGATCACAATGCCGTGCGAGCTGTGAATCATCATCTGGGTGGCCTCACCCATCTTGATAGGATCGCCGGCCATGGCGATGATCGACGCGGCGGAAGCTGCTATGCCGATGACGTTGACCGTAACAGCAGCCTTGTGCTCGCGCAGCAGGTTGTACATGGCGATGCCCTCGAAGGCATTGCCGCCAGGCGAATTGATCGTGACGAGGACCGGCTTCGAGCCGAGGGCCTTGAGCTGGTCCTTTACCATCTTCGCGGTCGTGAACTGCTCCGACCAGATGTCCTCGCCGATCGCGCCGAGGATCTCGATCTCGGAGGACGCCTTTTCGGCGGAGCGAATCGACGCATCGTAGCGAGCAAGCGCCTCGCGCGTGAGGCGGAACTTCATTGCCTCGGGCTTCGCGCCCATCTTCACGGTTTCGGGCCTCTGTTTCATCGCTTTCTCCGGTTAGACGAACATCACCTGAATCTTCCCCGGCGCCTCCGGGTTCAGGCTCATCAGCGTCACGGCGTTCAGCATGGCGAGCAGCGGGTCGATCTTCGCTCTACCAGAGGCCTGCTTCGTGATGATGGCGGCGTTACCCCGCGGCTCGATCTTCGCGTTCCCCACGCACCAGGCCATCAACGGCTGCCCGCAGTGCACGAGCACGCCCTCGGCGAGCTTCCTCTCGGCAGTCAGGATCGCCCCGTACATCTTCCAGCCCTGGGAGATACCGCTGATCAGGTCTCGCTCTTTGCCATCCACACCCTGAACTTTCAGCGGCACGCCGGCCGCCACGATCTCATCCAGGATCGTTCCAAGGCCGCTCGGGTCAACGCCTATCCGGTCTAGCTTTCCCGAGTCGTAGACCTTGCGCACAATGGACGCCACCTGCTCGGTGTCCTCGCCCACCTCGGTGATGATGGTCAGGTCGCCCGCCGCGGCTAAATCTCGAAGGCGCCCGGCTTCGGACTTCCTCAACTCGAGCACCTTCGTGTGCACCCAGGCGTGCGTCCAGACCCACCATGCACCAGTCACCTTGTGCCGGCCAATGACCGCCAACCCGAGAAGGTCGTCAAGTCCACCGCCATCAATCCCGACGTCTACCACCTCGCAACTCGCGAGCAGTTCGGTCAACGTGAAAGCCGGCCGCCCCTGGCGCTCCCAGTAGTCGGCGCCAACCCACCTGTCAGACTGGAGCGCGAGGCCGATCTCGATGTTCAGGTTCTTCGCGAGAAAGCCGCATAGGCT